ATNGTGACCTGGTTGGTCCCNGTGGTCACCGAGATGCCNGTGCCTGCNAGCACCCCAGTGGTCGGCAGATAGTTGGCAAACTGAGTCTGCGTCAGGTGGTAGTACTGATTCGACTGACCACCTTGAAGCCCGGCCAAGTTATTGTGCTGGATCGTGTTGCCAGCGCCGTTCTGGTTAATNTACTGCGTGAGGTCGAGGAACCACTTGAGCCAGATCGGATTGAACTGACCTTTGTTGGTTTTTTCGTCAACATTAACCGGATCGGCGTAAGTTGGTGGCGGCTGAAAGACGGTTGGGTTGCTCATAGCGTCCCAAGATCGATCTGCATCTCCACAGCCTGGATGCGAAGCGGTGCGCTGGTCGCCTGCCTAAAGTGGTAGGCCCGGCGACGGAATGTGCCGCAGTCAGTCAGCATAGGACGAGTTTTGCTCATGTCCACCGTCCTGAAGTTGCTCCAGGTCTGGTAATCATCGTCCGAGTAGCGCACCTGCACCACGCTGCCGTTGGTCTGGTCGCCAATGAAGTCCATGATCTTAATGTACTTGCGCTTGCGAGTGCCGCCGTCATAGTTCGGGGTGTACACGTCAAACGTGATGGTTTTGCCATCGTCGGTCGTGTTGGTGATCTCTAGCTCGTACATTTTGCCGTTGGTGGCGTGCTGAAAGATCGCTTGGTTGTCCGACACTGTGTAGGTGGACGAGATAAAGGGTAGGTAATTGCCCTGATAGTCGGTCCACTGATACCACTGACGACTTGTCAAATCAAAAACCAAAGACAAGTTGGAGTTGACCAAGGTCACGCAGTAGAACCGGTGGCCACCGACCCGAGCGCACCACGAGTAAACGGTGGTGTAGTCAGCCTGCTGTAAGAGCCGGTCAATTGGTGGTGTCGAGATCTGGCTGGCCTTCAGGTTGTCCATCATGTAGACCGAGTTACCACCATCTTTGGCGCTCGAGATCCAAAAGAGTGACCCTTCCATCGATGCCACGCTGCCAGCGCTGCGGCAGCCGACGCTCAGCTTACCGCCCTGCACGGGACCCAGCGGTGAGCCTGATGCGTTGCCAGCGTCGTAGAAGATCTCAATTGAGTAGCTCTTCATGGCGATGATGTAGACCAGCTGCTTGGCCAAGAACACAGCAGGGTCAGCCTCGATCTGCGCCACAAGGTAATTGCCATCGGGCCAGACTTGCGGGTTGTTGGTGTCAGACGACCAGATGGCCGCTTTCTTGGTCATCACGTTGATGTAGCCATCAAGGTAAGTCACGCCAGGAACCTGGTTGGTCGGGAAGTTGGCGCTGACGGTGATGGGCTGCGCCGTGCCGGTGGCCGTGGCGCTGTTGTTCAACGTGACCTGTGTGCTGCTGTCGATCGAGGTGATGTAGGTCAATGCAGGCAGGTTAGCGCTGACCACCGCCATGCCCACGGTCAAACCGGTTGTGTTGGGGCTGATGGCAGTGATTTGAAGCGATCCGCTGGTCGTTGTGCCGGTGACATAGAGATCAGCAGTGAACGAGATCGCTGTGCCGGTTGCCGTGGCTGCGGCGCTCAGGGTAACTGTTCCGCTTCCCACACTCGAGATGGTCGTATTGGTCGGCACGTTTAGACCATTGACGCCTTGACCGGCCACCAAGCCTGTGGTGCTCGAGACAGATGTGATGACGTTTGACCCGCTGGTCGTGTTGCCGGTGAACATGACCGTGGTGGTCAGCTGGATCTGCACCAGACCGTTCAGTGGGTCGTAAGTGTAGCCGTAGGTTCCATTTTGGAGCACCAGCTTAGGCGTCGCACCCAAGCAGGACGCGAATGTGTAGACACCGGACGTGTCGACAGTGCCGGAAATGGCCACGCCGTCCTTGTACAACTTGTTGCCAAAGATCGTGTAAAGGCTGCCGTTCCAGTTGTACGAGCCCAAGCCGGCAGCTGCTGTGGAGATGCTGCCAGCCGCGTAGTAAGAGAACCCAGGGCGCTTGTAGACCTCAATCTCGCCGTTGGACCCTTGCTCCACGTAGCCATTGATGATTTTGGCGTCGCGGTCGGTGGTCTCGTCCCGGTTCGAGGGTTTGACGGCTAACGGCAAGCGTTGTGGTTCGCCCATCACTCATCCTTATCTGAAGCTTGACACAGCGTAACCGGTACGCTGATCCGGTGCGAAGCTGGTCGGTGCATCTTCCACGTCCCAGTCCTCGAGCATCATGCGGAATTGATTGGCACGACGCTCACACCGGTCCATGATAGCCTGTGGCTGACCAGTTGCCAACTCATCCGCGAGACCCCAGCGCAGACCCATAGCCCACTCAGTCGGGAAAGCCATGTCGTCAGTCAAACTGACCATGTTGGCCACTTGGGTCTGCGTGACAAGGTGAGCCTGGCCGGTGGCGGCGTTGGCGTCAGGAATCAGCCAGAACGAGACCTGCAACTGGTACTGCTGCTTGTTGACGAAGTACGAGTTAAGCTGGCCCTGCTGGTTGACCTGGGACAAGGTGACCCAGTCATGCCATGATAATGGGATCAGGGGACGGCGCACTTGGGTCTGATCAAGGTAGTAAGCCTCGATGATCCGGGTGGGCTTGGTCAAATAGCCCGTGCTGACGCTGCCGTTGGGGTAGGTCGGGGTGTAGGTGGCTTGGCCAGGGATCAATGTGATGGCGATGTCTTCAATCAACCAGAGCTTGAGCCCCTGCGTCTGCCACAAGTTGGCTACGTCATTCATGCGAGTCAGCCCATCGGCGTATTGTTCGCTCGTGGGCTGGTCGCCGTCTTGAATGAGCCCGGCGTCTTTGTACGCCATGCGGATGATCCGCTGGGCCGTGAGGTAGTTGGTTTGTGGGGTAGGGGTGCTCATAGTACGACCACCTGTGCGTTGACGGGAACTGCTTGGCTGAACGTGATTGTAGTGTCGTTCGTTCGAGTGTAGCTTTGCCCGTAGATCTGGAAGATCCCGTTGATGAACACTTGACCCACCACAGTCGAGGGCACAGTGAATACGGTCTGTCCTGAAGTGGCCGTAAAGACTGTAGGAGCGGTAGATCCGCTGATTGCCTGAGTCACTGCGTTTAGCCACGCAGCTGACACCGGGGGTCCTACAAGGTCAACATACGTAACGTTTAGAGGGTTGCTCATGGTGTTGTCCTTTACATTGTTTCCACGGTGAAATCATCTAAATACAAGCTGCCACTAAAAGCATACAAATTAAAAGCAATAAAGAAATAATTTGCCCATGACGGTACAACTCTATCCATTCCAGATGATAACTGCGTCCAGTCAATAGGTGAACCAGAATTTCCGATTCCAAACGTATCAAAAGTTACTGAATTTCCAATTGACGGGATACCGCTTGACAAAGGCCCGTTAACCAAACAAGCTCCAGAGGTCACATAACATTGACCAGATGCAGCAGGAAATTTGTACCAACCAGTAAACGCTGCCCTAGAAAAAGGATTAACTGGTACTACTAAAATAAATGAGCCATTTGATGCACCACTTGTTTTAGTGATTTTTAATGACTGCGTCCCACCATGTGAGTATGTAGAACTTATAGCTAATGCTATGTTTGAACCAGTAAAACGATTTGTAATTGCTGCCGTATCACTATTTATTGACCACCAATCAGCAATGGACGCAGTTTCAAACCCACTATCAGATAACTTATTGTTGGCAACAGGAGATATTTTGGATGGCAAATATGAAACGCCGTAAGAACGCACTTCAGAAACTTGCACAGTACCATTGCCAGAATCCAAAACATTATTAGTGTTTTGAAGATTGAACATGAAAGCATCATTGATAACAACAGATGAGGAATCTGTGTTAAAAAAGCCATTTTGTGCTAATGCGCCAACACTTCCATTCTGTTGCAATCTTCCGCCAAACATCGACAATGTTGAATTGTTAGACAGACTAGCAACAACATTTCCCGAGCCAGCATCATTACATTCCCACCAAGTGCTATGCAGTTCAGTAACGCTATTGTTTGTCGCAACTAATGATTTAGTGTTGTAATCTAAAGAACAATTTGTTAACTGAAGTGCACCTGTATTGCAATTGTTGGAAATACCAAGCACATTGTCATAGATAGCACAATTTACAAATGATATGCGTTCACCATAATTTGAGCCACCAGAAATAATGTATACACCAATTGCACATTGCCCAATGTTTACATTGATGTAAGACTGAATATATCCACCACTATAAATAGTAATTCCATAACCAAAGCCGTACACAATGCAGTTCATTACTGAAATATGTGCAGTATTTGCTTTTAAACCAACAGTTGTCGTTCCTGCCGCTGCACCACCGCCAGCTTTGCCATTTCCTAGCAAAATAAGACCATCAATTTTTTGTGCAATTGCACTTGGTGAAGTAAGATCAGATGGTGTTAAAGTTGATGTATTGGTTAAATTTATAGCAACTTGCGTTCCTGTGATACTACTAAAATCCAATATCGCATTGTCACCTAGCAAAGACTGATTCCCAAGATTAACAGTTATGCCAGGACTGCAAAGATATGTACCTTGAGGAATGTAAACAGTTTGGTTGGTTGCCAAAGCCGCACTCAAAGCTGTGTAGTTAGCCGCCGCTGTTCCGCTTGTAGAAAAGCCATAATCAAGGGCATTTACATAAGCACCGTTGATCATTGAATAAGAGACTTTGGTCAAAGACATAATTGTTCCTTAAATTAAGCAGTTGCCCAAGGCAAAGCAGGTTTAATTACAGTAGGGTTAATTTGAGCAGCTAAGTCAGCATTGATAGCTGATTCAATAGCTTCTTGATTGACACCATTAGACCAGCACCAGCCAATCACTTGAGCTTTAGTAAGTTGAGCAAAAGGCGTAAAAGAACCATTAACTTCTGGTTCTGGAAATGTGCAACTACTGTAAATGCTGCTGTTAAATTCTTTATTGTTAACAATTTCAGAACCAGTAGCACGCCATCCAGCGGTCAGAACCACTTGAGTAAAACCATTGATGGTTTGAGTTGATTGTTCAAGCCAATCAATAGTCCAGTTGATAGTAGCCGCCACGATTAACCTTTCAATTGATTAGGGGTGAGATGCTTTGTAAGCATCAAATTCTGCTTTAAGTTCTTTGATTGCAGCAACCAAAAGCGGGATTGTGTCGGTATACGACAAACTTAAAGTACCAATTTTATCTTCGTTCACTTTAATTGCTTCTGGCAAAACTGCATTGACATCTTGTGCAATTAAAAATGGTCTGCGGACACCATCTGCATCAGTTTTGTATTTCCCTATAACAGTACGCAGCGTTGAAACTTTGTTAACAGCATTGGTAATAGGTTCAATAATGTCTTTAATTCTTTCATCAGAAAAAGAAGACCAACTGTTGCCGTTTTGATATAAAACAACACCCGCAGTTCCACCACCAGAATAAACACTTGTATTACCGTTATTGTTTGATATAACAAACTGTTTTCCAGAATCGTTATATGAATTTATTGCTATTGCGCTTGTTTGACCGCCACCACCAAAAACGGCTGTGGCATTTGCTACGGTATAGACTGTTGCGCTGCCATAGGTCTGTACAACACCAGAAGAGTTAATAGTAAATCTAAGCGCAGAATTTGCCCAATCATAAATTTGAAAGTTTAAACCTGTTCCTCCTGTTGTAATGTTGTTGCCAATAAGCCAACGGTTTCCAGATGAGCCTACAAGTTGAATTTGAATGTTGTCGTCAGAACTGTTTGAATTTTGTAGTCTTAATAAACTAGCAGTAGCTCCGCTAGCGTGAATAAGTGCGCTAGGGCTATTAGTACCGAGGCCTAAATAATTTGCGCTTGTAAGGCGCATACGTTCAGAAAATGATTCAGAACCTTGTGAACCTGTGTATGTATAAAAAGCAATACCAGTTCCAGATAAGCTGGTTATTGCACCACCACCGCCAGCAGCAGTACCAAATTGAAAACCACCACCAGCAGAATTTACAGCAGAAAATCCAACAGAGGTTCCGCTAGAGCCTGTTGTTGTACCAACAAGCAATTGGCTTCCCGTAAATTGTAAAACAGACCCCGTAGCAAGCGAACTTGTAGAGTTTGCATAAACTACACCACCAGAAGTAAAGCTGGTCAATCCTGTACCGCCATTAGCACCAGAAAGAGGTGTAGTTGTCAAAGACAATGACGCTGCACTTACAGCTCGACCAGCCGTTAAGTTAGCTACGCTAACGCTATCAGTTACACCAGACTGATTGATTGGCACAATTTCACTACCCGACAATGGAGTAGTGGCTGACGATAACGCTGATATTTTGGTGTTAGCCATTATTGTGCCGCCAAGTAGCTGCCAGAAATGTAAAACTTAGATGTTGAGCCTATGTTGCTGTTAGTGATGGACGATTGCGTTCCACCTGTATCAGTAACCAAAGCAATTGAGCTGCTATTGTCATTGATAAACCAACCAAGCACACCCGTGTATGTGCAGTTAATAGCTTGGACAGGGCCAGTTGCTCCATACACACCAGTTGCAACAGATGCAGCATCAGGCATACTTCCTAAATTAACTGATACCGAACCTGTACCACTAACAGAACCATTCAATTGAATTGTTATGTCAAAGAAAATTCGTTTGCCAACTCGGGTATAAAAACCTTCTTGAATGTTATACGCTGACTGTACTGTGCTACCAACTGATATGGTTGGGGTAAACGAGCCTGTAATTCCGTAAATACTATCGACATTGCCAATTGTTTGTGCGGTTACTGAGTTTGCATTTCCAAGAAAAATTGAACCATACACCGCTTGGTTGTTTGATACTACATTGGTGTTTGGTGCATATATAGCATAGCCATTAGTAATGCCTGAAGTTTGGTCAATGTAATTGTTTGAAATCAAATTTGAGCTGTAACTAACAAGCATTTGGTGAACACCACTTGCCGTGTTAGAAGCATTGCAACCATATATGTAATTGTTAGAGATTACAGAGTTGTTGTAGTCCAAAGCCATGCCTGATTGCTGGCAGTTTCTAGCATTGTTTCCAACAAATTGAACAAACGAACCATCAGCATAAAAGCCTGTACCATGATTGCCATAAGTCATGTTGCCAATGACTTGATGACGTGCATCAATAGTTCCAGTATGAGGATAGTCCGAACTTAAATCAAACCCATCGTAATACTGAAACATAGTTGTATTGCCAATGAACTGCATGTGATAGCAACGGGCATCTACGCCAGCAGTCGTACCTTGGTAGGTTTTGATGCCCGATTCACCGCAATAAGAAATAATGTTGCCTTGGGCTAAACCATCAAAGTTTCTGGCAAACGTGATACCTGAATAGCTTGCGTAAGTAATGTTGTTGTTGATCGCAGCGTTGCGCTCGCCTTGCTGATTGTTAATGTTCCAAAAAACAATACCACCAACATCAGCAGCACCCCCTTGGAATGTGCAATCTCGAACTGTTGAGTAAGTTGCATCATGGATGCTAATAGTTACAAACAAACCATAAATGCGACTTACATTAATGTTTGTTGCATTGCCGCCAAAATAAATTACAGGGCCGATTGACGTATAAGTAGGTGTCGGAGAAAGATCATTGTCATTTACCGTTGGTTGATACCCTGCATGACTACCAGCACTTGACGTATACGGTGTTGGATTAGATGCCCAAGTTGTTGTATTACGGCTAATGATTGAGGGCCATGTAATGCTTTGCAAATATAAGTTATCAATGCTTGAGTTATTTCCAGAAGTTACATTGATAACAGTTGAATCATTTTTAATGATAGATTCAGCGCCAACCCCACGCCAAACCACGGTTCCTGTGTAGGTAACTGAAGAAAGCATTTTGTAAGTGCCAGCAGGGAAGAACACGGGTTTACCCGTATTGGTAGCAGCTTGAATAGCTGAAGTGCTATCGCTTAAACCTGTAGGGTCAGCGCCAAAATCCAAAACACTTACAGACTCTTGCAACTTAGCTTGAACCGTAGTGGTTACTGCGCCTGTGCCGCCTTCGTTGTACTGAATGCCTGCTGCGGCAAGCGGTGTGGGGAAGTTGCCGTTGTAAACGGCGTCGTTGACGTCGTTCAGCCAGGACGAAGCGATGATGGTTCCGCTGTTGAAAACTGTTGAGCTCATGGTTGGTATCCTACTGTGGCGCAGTCAGCAGAACCGTAGTCTGCTGTACCCCAAGCGCCTTGTAAAGTGCAAAATGACGGGTATGTGCCTTGCGGCCCCGGAACGTATTGAAAATCTTTACCGGCGATCATACAGCCTGGATAGGCCAGGCCAGGCATCGCAGAGATGCCCTGCATCGTGCACACCAGCACGAATGCGTCGCTCTGAGGCTGTGCCCAAGGCACAGTCTGATTGTCGGGCAGGCCGCGGACAAAGTCCTGTGGCTGGCGCTCTTCCCAGTGCTCTGGACAAACGTAGTACCCCTGCCAGTACTTCTTGAGCTGCGAAGCCTTCCGCTTCGCGCCACACTCGAAGCAGACGGCGTTGTAATCCCCTAGACGGAGATAATCAGCTTCACCACGGCCAGGAGCTGCCACATTACACGCCCATTAAGCAGGTCGTAGCAGCGGTCGCAGCGGTCGTTCTGCACCGCACGTAACGCCAAGCGCTACCACCCGAGTTTTCAACAATTGCGCCACTGCCTGCGCCAGCAAGAGTGATCGTGCTCGAGGCAGTCGTGCCGGTGATAGGACACCAGTTGGTGTTGTCAAGCGAGCCTTCGATCACTGCGGTGGCCGCAGCAGCCGAAATCAGCTGGAACACGCAGATGATCGAGTCTTTGTAAATGCTGTTGCCGGTAGCAGGTGCGCTGATGCTCAGATCACCGCTGCTGTCCATGGGCATGTGTCGGGGCGATGTGCCGCCAATGAGAGTTACGTCCATGATGATTCCTTAAATTCCCATTTTTGTGCAATCAAGCACCAAGTGAAACGCACCTTCGCCTGACACCTCGAGCCACAGCGATTGATTCTGTGAGCTCGGCTGCAAGCTGTCGAACTGATAATAGTTCAACAGGCCACGACCCTCGACCGGCAAGACCAGACCGTCATCAGTCCAACCAAACCGGACCTTGACGCCGCTTTCGCAAGCGTACTGGATCTGATCCAGCTTGATACCGGTTGGGTTGTCCTGGAGGTGCTCACGGCCAAGGATCACGGTTTGTTCAACCGGACCTTCGCCCCACACCATCATCACGGTGTTTTTCTTGCCGTCACGAGTGATCTTTGTTTGCACTTGGATTCTCGATTAACGTTGGATTTCCTGAGCAGCCACCACAAAGTCCAAAGACAACGTTTCGGTTGTCACAGGGGTGATCGCAAAGTAAGGAGTCATGACCGAGTTGGTCAAGGTGGTTGCCGAAGAACCGATGGTAGGCGAAGCAACACGTGCGGCCAACTGGTCAGCAATAAAGATTTCCAGGTCAGTGCCGTTGTAGACAAAGCCGACGTCCAAAGCGGTTCCGCTGGTGATGGTGGCCAGGTTGCTCACCAAGGTGGTAGCAGTGCCGCCAACGGTCGAAACTAGGCTCAAAGAAGTCGAACCGGCAGCCTTTTTGATCAGCAAGCTGTTGTTGGTCGACACAGTGCCACCGCTCGATGCAATCAAGCCCATAGACAGGACTTGGGTTGCAGAGGCAACAGCAGAGCACTTGAAGTTGGTTTCAAACCACAGCTTTTGGCCAGCGATGAACTGGAAACCAGCGCTGGCTTGGTATGCAGCAGTTGCAGTGCCAGAACCACCGGGGGTAATGACGCCCACGCCGCCCAAAGCGTCGCTGGTGGCCAAGGTGGAGCTTGTGCCAGTCACGGTCCAGCCGTTGTCTTTCACGAAAAAATCGGTGTAGTAGGTGGCCACAGCATACCAGTTGGTCTGGTTGATGGGGTCAGTCAGGGGGTTAGAGCTCGAGCGAACGGGGCTCGGCATGGGGTAAGAAGCAAGGGTGCGACCTTGAGGCTGAGTTGAAATGCCGTAGGTCAGTTTGGTTGCGTATCCAGAACTCATTTGTAATCTCCTTTACGTTTGAGTCGGTTGTGGCGATGTGCCTTGCGCGATTGTAGAGAATTTCCAGCGTTATGCAAGAACAATAAAAAAGCCCGGCGAACCGGGCTTTTCGATAGATCAGGTGATCTATTAGGGTCCGTTAGAACCGAAGATACCACGGGGGTCCGAAGCACCGACGCTGAAGCGCATGTAAGTAGCGGCTTTGGCGTTTTTGGTGTCGAAATCGTTGTCTTGGTCGAACATGGGACGATCGCGCCAGAACATTTGCATACCGTTGGGGCAGTTGGTACGAATGAACCAAGCGTGCGGGGCGGTGAAGTAATGGTTCAGCTTGATGCCTTTGGGGAAAGCGTTCACGGCCTTCAACACGTTAATGTTGTTGTTGGCAGTGTTCGATTGCAACACAGACTTCAAGATGCGGTTGGCGTTGTAGAACTCTTGGCGAGGAATGTGCAGCGACTCAGGCATGATGTTGATCAACAGACCGCGATCATTTTGAGTGCCCATGATTTGAATGGTCAAATCTTCCAGAGCGGCTTCCGACAAGTCGGCAGCGGGGCTCAGTGCGTTCGAATACGTACCGCCAGTTGCGTTGACGTGGTTGGTCGAAACCAAAGCAGCGCCGTCGGCAGTGGTGTAGTAGGTGGTGCTGAATGCGTTGTTGTACAAGAAAGCAGCAGCGTTTTCGATCGTTTGGTTGATCGAGAAGGCGTTGGCTTTTGCACGACGCATAGAGACTTCTTCGTACAAGTTGTCGCGCAATTCTTCGTAGGTCACGATGTAGCCCAGTGCGTAAGCAACGTGGGTGTAGGTCGTAACGATACCTTGAATTTCCGAGTCGTATTGAATCGGAGCGCCTTGGGCTTTGACGGGAGCCAATCCAAAGCCGGTAACTTCAACATCTTGCTCGTATGCCTTGTCGGAATCGAGTTCGTTGTAGAGGTCGCCGTATTCTTTGGCGTGCTCAGCGTAAATCTGACCCCAAATTGCATGAATCCCTGGCCAAAGTAGCTTCGGGTGTGTACCTGTGTTAATGACGCCTGCCATGGTACTCTCCTTTCTTTATTAGATGCCAGCGGTACCGGTGCCGGTGCCGTAGACGTGGTTGTTGATCTTGCAAAGCACCTTGGCGTAGTTGCCAAAAGCGTTATTGGAAGTACGAGTCAGGCCCATCAGCTTCAATTGCAAGGTTGCGCCGTTACCAGCAGTGCTTGGATCAAGCTGCCAGCCAGACAAGTAACCGTTGCCAGTGCCAGACAACAAGTTGGCGTTTTGGCCAATGTTGGAAGCAGCCAAAGGAGTACCGCCGTTGCCAGAATCCTGAACTTCAAAGATGATGTTTGGATCGTCAGCAACCATGACATACCAGGGGTTGGTATTGCCATCGCCACCAGCAGGGTAGTAAATGATGTTCAGGTTGTTGGGGTTAGCGATCAGACTCTCATAACGTCCAACGCCGACCACAGCACCAATGATTGCATTACCAGTGCCAGCAGTAGCCAAAGTAACACCAGCCACACCGTTCGTGTCGGACGTGCCAGACAAGGTTACGGGGTCACCGATATACAAGGAAGTGCCATAGTTATAAGCGACGCTATACAAGCGCGCTTGCCCGCTCCAGGGGGAGCCGTTCAGGTACTGTACGGGCGACAGACCAGCCGGTTTATTTACGTTTGCCATTAAATTCTCCAATACAGAAGATGGACACTCCGATTATGCTTGACGCCGCTTCGGAGTAAACATGTTTGCCACCGCTTTACGATTGGCTTCTGGAACGTAGCGGTTATCAGACCCATTCGGGTTGCCACCAACATCCCCACCACCGCGCAGCGTTGACGCGATTTGCTCATTTTTTGACTCAAGTGCTTGCTGATCTTCTTCCCAGTATTCGAGTGGGATTTTCATCAAATACAAGCGTTGTTCTTTGCCGTCTTCGCCAGTATCGCTACCCGCAACAAGACTGACTCGACTGCCCATGTCTGTATTTCCGTTTTTGGAGGCATCATCGGCTAAGCCGGTGTTTACTACATCCACCTCATCGGATTCGACAAAAGTGTACCCGCCTTTCATCGCTTGTGCAATACGTGATGGAGTGCCCATCATCCAGTGCAAGTGATAGCCAGGAATTTCAGGGACCGACAGCTTGAGCTGCGCGGTCGACATCGGGATACGTTTTTTGTCTACTGCGGACTTCTCAAATGAATTTGCCGGATTCTGGGCGGCTTTGTGATTGCGGACTTGCATGATTAAGCTCCTTGGAAATACAGATTAGCGTAATAGCTGCGCCATGCAGCCATGTCTTTGAAGGCACGACCCTCGCCGACCAATTTTTTACCCTGACGATCGCAGGTCTCTTTGGCGTCAGCAGGCAAATCGCTGAACGACTTACCACCGCCGCCGCTGGCTCCAGAAGTCTCGCTGGAACGTGCACCACCGACTTTGTCGGCGCGCGGAGCACGGCCCTCGAGCTCTTGAAGCACGCGATCAAAAAAAGCGCGACCTTGCAAGTTATCGTTTTCAGGGTCAGAACGCAAGACCTGGGCGATGCCCATGGCCTTTTGGGTTTTACGCTGATCTGTACCAAACCAGGTGTTCTCACTCATCCAAGCAGCCAAATCGGGGTGCATTTGCTCTTGCTGCGCGGGTACAGCAGCTTGAGGGGCTTGGGGCGTGGGCGCAGCTGCTTGGTTCTTCAGCTCTTGAAGTTCCTCTTGCAGCGCGATTTCACGGTCCACATCACCGTCGATTTTGGCTTGCTTCAGTTCAGCCATGACCTCGCGGCGTGCCTTTTCGACAGCTGCTTTGGTGGCATCGGCATGGACTTTTTGAAGTTCAGTTATGGACTCCTGGGAAGCGCTNAACAGATTTTTCATCTTGTTCAACTCTTCAGCCTGCTGTTTCACNAGCGTTTCAAGNCGCTCGTTGTTNTTACGCAGGATGGGCATCACAGTGTGACCGCGCTCCACGAAAGTATCAGCGTCNACCCAGCGATTAGGATCTCCCTTGAACTCTTCTTGNGGAACCCAGCCCAGTGTACGGGCTTCTTGCTCGACGTTCACTTCACCTTCCATGATTATTTCTCCCCAGTGATCTTGCAGAAAATATCGCGGTCATTGACCAACCGATAGCGCTTGCCATCGAGTGGGCCGGTGGCCATGTAGCCTGACATTTTGGCAATCAATACCTTGTCGCCAGGGGCTGCACGTGCGGGTTCGTCAGGCCAACAGGCGGGGCCTATCTCCACGACGATGGCGCGTTGTTCAACCATCAAAGTTCGGTCTTGAACGAAGTCAGGGATCTCGATCAACGAGTCCTTTTTCTCCGGCTCATAGTGTTTGATCAACACTGCACGGCCCAAAGGGGCCAAACCACTTTCATTCTGCATTTTCTAACTCTCCTTCAAGTTGCTCATACTCAATACCGATCATTCGATCGATGGCTTCACAGTTCCCGATTGCTTTCGCATTCGAGATCGCTGTTGCGAACTGGGACTGGTCCGTAAACGCACCAGACGCCCATTGATCCTTTAACTCAGACTGCCATGCTCGCAGGATTTTGTGCAGAGCTTTGGTGCACGGGTGTTCCCTCCACTCTTTCCATTCCTGCTCGTGAGGTAGTTTCATTTGGCTGCTCCATTGACTTCATCATTAACTCAGCACGCGAGCGCAAAGACTCGTCGTGCACCTTCAGAGCACCGATTGCCGCCTCGAACGCAGCAATCTGGTGACCTGTCTCCACGCCGCCTGCATCGGCGATCAGTTTGGCGGCCTGAGCCTCCAACTGAAGTATCTTTGCCGAGTTCAAACGTCGTTGTTCCATCAAATCGGCGGTGAATTTCTGCATATCGGCCTGTAACTTCATTTGGCTCATTTGCAGCTTCATTTCCTCGACTTGAACCTTTGGATTCTTCGGGGGCGGCATTTTTTCTGGACCAGGGTAGTACACCTGCCAGGCATCGATGTGCAGCGCCTTCAGATAATTTTGTTCCACTTCCACCAAGTTGTAGCCAGGCGTGCTCATGGCGGCCTGTTTCAAGGCCATGGCCTGCTGCATACGTTGACGATCGGACGTGACGTTGGGGTCGGCGACCGGAGAGATCCGGTTTGGGTCGCCTTGGTAGTCTTCGCGCAGGACTTTCATCTCGGCGTCGCCAAAAACGGTCACTGTGGGCAGGAAAATCGAGTTCAGGCGGTACAGTTTCTTGTACTCTTCCTTCATCGAACGCCACACACGCTTGTAGATGGCGTTGTAGATCCGCAAACCCTCTTCAACCATGGTCTGAGTGGTCGTAGCGGGGGTGTTTTGGCCAGGATTTTCGCCTGCCAGGGTGTCTGTTGAGCCCGAAATGCGCTGTGTGTAGTTGATGAGCAGCGACAAGAGCTGCAACAGCACGTTTGAGGGCTCTCTGACGGGCAGAGGGAAGATATTTTTCCGCAAATCGTCGCCTGTAGAGTCCACACGCTTCCATTCCAAGGGTGCAAAGGTGTATTGACCGCCTCGGATCTTGGCTCCGCGGCCCAAGAAGCCGCCGCCAGAATTGCTCATCGTGCCAGCGTCGATCAACTGGTTCAAAATCGAGTTCACGGACTCATTCAATGGGCCCAGCAGCACGCCAAAGCCGATGTCGTAGACGCCGCCGTCCGGGCTGGGGATGAAACCGTACTTCGTGAAGTACTCTGTCGGCATGATCCGAACAATTTCACCCTTGTAGTTCTTGACAATCTGCTTCATGTCGTCCACACGAGACACGATACGCAGCACAGCGCGCGATTGGTACTCGATGGTGACGATGTAGGGCTCTTTGTAGCCGTCCTTGTCCAGGTCCATCCACATGTGCTGCTCGAGCATTGTGTAAGGAGTGCTGTCGTCGGTCATGGGAGGGTTCAGACCGTTGCGGTTGTCCTTGTAGACAGTGTCCCGATCGGTCANGGGGACCGCAAAGCTCTTGTACCAGTTCTCTTCGCGCACGTCGCANNACACGCCGGTCATGATNTTCTCATGNATCTCGTTGCGGTACATGGGGATGATGTGGGTCTTACGGGCGCAGTCCTCCACGCTCTTGGCGTAGTAGTCCATCACCATGTCCTGGGCCATCACCAGATCGGACACGTTATGGCCTTTGAGGCCGCTGTGGTAAGTTTTCTTGAACGCGCAACCTACGATTGGGATGTTGATCAGCAGACGATCGTGCTGTTCTTCCCAAGACTGATCTTCTTCCAGCAGCTGGTAACTCATGTGCGCGCCGATACGGCGGCAACGCTGCATCTCGATGCCTTGAGGGTCGTCACCGTGGGGGCGATACTTGACAATCTCGGGGCCGTTCAGGATCGTTGGGTAGGCGCGCGAGTGGAACTGCATTGTCGCAATGGTGACAAGCGGGAACGCGACGTTGGCGCAACCGGCCCAAGGGAAGTTCTTGTCTTTCGAGATCTGCATGGCCAGGTCCATAGCGGCTTGGGTGCGCTTTTTCCACTTCATGCGGGACTCTTCGTCGCGCTGGTAGCCTTCAAAGATGTTGACGCCCAGGGCTTTGAGCTCGTCCTCGGCAAACAACTCGGCAAGGTTGGGCGACTGAATGGTCTTCTCGTCGAGCTTGATCTTGGTTTGAAATTCCATCATGTTGAAACCTTTCAGTAGCCGGTCACTTTAGAGCGGCCCATTGTACGTTTAGGACTGTTGCTGCGCGCTTCAATCTCTTCGTCATCGTAAAAATCTTCTTCCTCGAGTTCGGACATGGTCTCGAACCCCTTGACGAGGAGCGCGGTGGAGTCGAACTGGTCATCCTGCGCGGCGTCGCTAAAACCCGTGAAGCGCAGCAGCTCGTTCTCGTAGGTCGGATACCAGGACGCATCTTTGTCGTACTTCACGCCGCCAGCGCGCATGTGTTTCTGGAGTGGGCGGCCGCGAGTCGCTTTGTCGCGGGTGGGCAGAATCGGCTGGCAGTTGATCCAGCGGTCGCGCACCTGCATCTCTTTGTAGAGGGTCGGGGCCACGCTTTTCCAGATCACGCCGTCTTCAACAAAGAATACGGCCGGGTTCCAGCGCTTTTGGATCGAGAACATCTCGTTGATCCACTCGAGTGTGTCCCACCGGCCCAGGCGCTGGTCGACCACATGGATGAAGTTCTCCACGCACTTGCCGCCCACGGTGAACGAGGTGCGGTTGGCCTTGTCTTTCTTCGACACGGCGAAGTCACACCCGACGGCGTAAATCTTTTCGCGGTCGTGGTCGCTCTCGTCCATGGGCAAGAAGTCGTCGCTCCGCAGGTACGCCTCGGAGTTGTCCATCGGGTCGTTTAGGTACTCCTGCGAGTAGCCGCCGGCGTCGCCCTGCTCGATGTAGTCTTGCCGGATGGACTTGAGCCGCTCCTCAGAAAACTGTTCCGGCCACAGGATCTCGGTGAAGTCGTCGAACCCGTTGTGGGCCTTGTACAGCTTGGAGGTCCAGGTCTTGGCCTTCATGAGCTTGGCCAGCAACGAGTCCTCGTGCAGGATCGTGCCGTGCACACGGACGACACCACCGCGGCGACGGGTGGGGAGCACGGCGCGCAGGAACCAGCGTTGAAAGCGGTCGCGCGAATCCTTGTTCTCGATTTGGGCGTCGTCTTCCAAGTCATCGCAGACGATCAGGCCGGGCCGCTTGCCGTTCCACTTCAGACCCCGCATCTTTTGTCCCGAGCCCTTGGCGATGATCCGGCACTGGTGGCCGTCTTGGAACTCGACAACGATGTCGGTCTTCATGTCGACCGTGAACGCCTTGATCTTAAACTGAGCGATCAGGTCGTCGTTCTCCCTGAGTTCTTTGGCGATGTCAGCCAAGTGGCTCATGGCCAGGTCTTCTGTGGCCGACACGATGACGATGAAGTCCTGCTCGCGAAACAGGGTCACGGCCAGCACGTAGTCGTGGGTGAGCGCGGTGCTCTTGGCATGACTACGGGGAGCGGCCACGGCGCAGAGCTCCGAGTCACCGCAGTACATGCCCCAGCACTCCCGGTGGAACTCAGGAGTCGGCTGGGGGTTGTCGTACATGGGTGACAGGAACGTGCCAGCGAACGCCTCGATCAGTGGGGCGCTCAGCTTGACACGGTTCACTGCTGACATTAGGCTGCCTTCTTAAACACCGGAAACCCAGTGTTCTGACTGGGGGCTGCTTTGCCCTTGAGCACCCACTCGAGTGCTTCAATCGCGCCTTGGGCGTAGAGCGCTGCGGTCTCACCCTTTAGCTCGTGGAGCTTCTCGATCTCGGTGACCAAGGTCTTGATGGGCACTTCGACGCAGATCATGGTGTGCTCACGATGGCGAGATATGTCTGGATGATGGGCGAGTTGCCAAGGCTTGTTTGAGCCTGGCAGGTGAGCAAATAGATCGTGCCCTCCACGCCGCCCGTCACCTTCTGGTACACCTGACTCGGGGCAGTGATACTGACCGAGCTGATCACAGCCGAAGGTGTCGAGTCGTTGCCGCTCCACACTGTGGCCGTGGTCGCAGCGCTTGAGACCGTTTCACCGGTTTGAAGCTGAGACAGAAAGTCAAACAGAATTGTCTGAGTCGCTGCCTGAGCTTTAGGTGGGATGACGATCTGGCTCATCGGCTGCGACCTGCCGCGCGCTTCATGGGCTTAGCGGCAATCTTGGCCCCGCTCTTACGAGCCTGGGACAGTGACGCAGCGACTGCCTGCTTCTGAGGGTAACCGTGTTTCATCATTTCATTGATGTTTTTTGACACGGTTTCTTTGGACTTACCTTTTTTCAGAGGCATGGTGTTCTCCTTAGAGGATCTTCTTCAGCCGGGCAAACAGGTCGTCGATGTTCTCCATCAGGTGGACGAAGAATGTCTTTTGGTGATGGTGAGGTGCAGCCTCGTTCATGTCAGCCAGCCAGCTCTTCACTTCAGTGGCGACAGGGTGCTCGGGTTCTACAACGGGAGCAGGAGCAGGTGCTTCAACGGGTGCAGGTGCTTCAACTGGAGCAGCCTCAACTGGAGCAGCCTCAACTGGAGCAGCAGCCACGGGCTCACTGGACGACGGTGCAGCATCAGCTACAGGTGCGGGTGCAGGAACATCCACAGGAGCAGCAGCCACGGGAGCGTCAACCACAGGAGTGGGATCAGCAGCAGGAGTAGCAGCAGGAGCTGGATCAGCAGGAGCTGCGGCTTCAACAACAGCATCCACAGGGGCCGCAGGAATAGTCTCAACGGCTTCAACGGTTTGGTCAATATCGCTCATTTGTTTACCCCAGTGCCATACGGTGGTGTTGACGAACAGCATCGGCGTCGGTGGGCTCGTACTGCTGGTTCATCGGGTTGACGTTCATGATGTTCGACGACTTACCGGCCTGGTACGCCATACCTGCCTTATCAGCGGGGTAGCGCACAGCTGGGCCCTGTGGGGGCTTGGTCGTCTTTGCCGGTTTTTGGTTGGCCATGCCCTTGACGGGTGTTGCCATCATCTTACTTTGCTTCGACATCGATAGCTCCTGAGTTATCTCGTGGACGGAGCGCCACGAGTCGCTTAGCGAGATTATCTAGGTGATTGCTCTCGATGACAACTGCCGCCGCTTTGGCCTGGCCCATCCCCATCGCTTTAGTCGAAACCTCCAGCGCCTTAAGCACCAAATTGTCCGACACCTGATCTGCCGATTTACTGAGCTTCTCGTGGATGACGTCCAGGGAGCGGTTGACTACCGCCTGGAGTCTCTCCTCCGTGGACGCAATGATGATCGGGTTGATCACCTCGTCGCGGCGCTTCTCGAGCAGTCGCTTAAACGCAACACTGTTGATGATCAGGTTGGTCCACGAGGGGCTAAGCCCATACTGCTCACCCAGCTCCGCAGTAGTCATTTCAGGACGAGCAAGGATCGTGTCCACCATCGCTCGGTGAACATTGTTCAAAACCTTGGGACCTTTGGGAGGGACTGGCGCAATCTGCTTCATCGGCAAATCGAGGTCCAGATCCGGCACATTGAATTGTGGCGCAGATAAAAAATCCGGCAGGTCCGTGGTCGACTGATTAACTTGGGTGTCTTCCATGTCCGCGAGTTTAGTTCGAGTTTGCTGCTTGTCAACAGGTTTTTATTTTGTCGTGACAAATTGACTCACGTTGGGGTGGTTGGCTTTGGGAATTTAGGTATCTGGTGTGTCTGGTGTGTCCCGTGGGTCTCTGTGATCAGGGTTCAAAATTTTGCAAAAAAATTCACGGGGGTCATATAGATATTTTTGGGAGCCCAGATTTTCCCCCCGCCCCCCGAGAATCCGGGCCGCCGTTATACCGGCCCCCGGGGATCGAAGCGCGCCGGGCCGCCCGGGATCATGGGGGCCGATTCGGCCGGGACCCCGTGGGGGCCGGGCTCGGTGTAGCGCGTGACATATTGACTCGGACCCCATGAGCCCATGAGCCCCGGCCGGGTTACCGGATACCGGCCCCACGGTTACGGGATCCCGTGGGTCCGGGGAACCCCAGCCCCCATTTCACCTTGATAGTTTTTCACTATTGATCCGAGCAAATTAATAGATCGCTTCAATGATCATAAACCCAGCGGGGCACGATCCCCCGGCCCCATGCGATAGAATAACCCACGGGACCAAGCGCGCCCCCAGCATGTGACAAATTGACTCCGCGCGTGAACACTTTTATTTTCATTCGAATTAAGATCCCCCGGACACTAAATATATATAGTGAAAAAATACACCGCGCGCGCGGAGTCAATTTGTCACATGATCCAATTGTAAAGAATTGTAAAGCACGCACAAACCAATGGACACATGGTCCCGGGGATGTACAATGCAACACATGCACCGGACAAACCCGGTGCATACTTTGTAACCGTAACCCGTAACCGTAAGGATTGAAAATGAGCTTCGATACATTTTGCAAATACACCGCTGGGGCCGCTTTGGTTTTGCTCGGCTTAACCTTGGTTTTGTCAATCGTGACATTCTCGGCCGCTTTTACTCTGGGGGCTTGATCATGTACAAAGATTTAACCCTTGATATCGCTTTAGCTTTGATCATTGCTGCAGTGCTTTGCGTGCTGGCATTGTCCTATTTTGACGTTTTGACCAAGTAACCGTAACCCGTAACCGTAAGGATAAAAAATGAAAAACGATACCCCAGCAATTTTGAGCGCTGCAGTCGATCGCTTAGCCGTTATCAAGGCCACGATCGCCGAATTGAAAACAGAAGAAAACAATTTAAAACAATCGTTGATCGATAGCGGGGCCGCTATCGTCGACGGGACTCTACACCGCGCCGCGGTGTCCTATTGTGACGGCCGCACGTCGATCGACTGGCAAAGTATCGCGGCTAAATTTAACCCCAGCCGTCAATTGATAACGGCCCACACGTCGACGGGGGATCCGTTCTATTCGGTCCGCGTGTCCGCACGTAAGGGGGCTTGATCATGAAAAAACAATTTAACCCATTTTTTGAGGTTTCGAGCCGATACGGTGCACCAATGGGCCGGCGTGGGGATAACCCGGCGAATTTGGCCGGTGTAAAGCGTTTACATGCCCGTCACCAAGGCGGGGGCGACGGATACGATAAGGGCGGGGCTTACTGGGGCACGCCGTGTAACGTGTGGGGCGTGTGGGCTCGGATCGACGGCGAGCCGTGTGTGGTTTATGTACGGGCGAATTCTAGAACGGCCGCTATCGATATGGTCCGCGCGGGGGATGCATCATGAGAATTTTGGCCACTAAATT